TTGAACAGGATCTGCGGGAGGATAATATCCTGCATTAGGATACACACCCACAGTCTGTTGCATTTGTCTACTTTTGAAAATATGTTGTAGAAGAATAACTCCACCAGCACCGTAAAGAACTCCCTCTTGAACATCAGAGAGAACTTCTGCTTTTGCTACAGAGGAACCGATGAGAAGAGAACCAGCCAATACGATCGATGCAATTTTCATTTTAGAACTCCTATTAGACATTGGTGCGAGTGGAGAGATTCGAACTCTCAAGCCGAAGCGTCTGGGCTTAAACCAGATGTGTTTGCCAATTTCACCACACTCGCATTTCTCTGTTTTAATGTGTTAGAAATTTTCGATTTATGTTCATCAGATAATTTTTTACCTTTACCTGCACGACCACCTTTAGATTTATCGCCTCGAGCATTCATTCTACACGCATTTTCATATCCATATAGTTCAACGCTTCTTTGCCATGGACTTTTCCAAGTCCCGTGATTTTTAGCATCTTGTATATTCTCATACCTAGTTCCCCAATAAAGATGTTTTGGATTTGAACATTCACCATTTCCGCAAGCATGACATAAGTCTACTTTACTTGGGAAATTTGTGTTCAGATATTCTGCTAAAACACCTCTATGTACTGTGCTATTCCCACCTCTTTCGATGCACTTAGAATTAAGATCTAAGTGCATCGTTCTTTCTTCTCGACTGGCGTTTATCCATTTTTCAACTAAAATCATTTGATATCTCCTAGTATATACAAACTTATTTAGTCATTTTGTGTTTTCCGCCACTCTCGCATTATTTATCAGAAGTACATTATACTACGAACATATGTAAAAGTAAAATTATTCTACACCAACAAACCCGACTTCTTCAACCAGTGCATTGCCTTCTTTTCTAAAGAATTCGACAAATGCCTTTACATCTGGATTTTCAGCAAGTGCAGTCTTTTCAACATACATGTAAAGCGGACGAGTCAGTGGCCAATAGCTTCCATCTCGTGCAGTCTCAACAGAAGGATATACAACACCCTTTCCTGCATCAATACCAACTGCTCGAACTGCTCCTTCGTTTTCATGATAATACGCAAGCCCAAGATAGCCAAGTGCATATTGATCTCGCGAAACGAATCTAACAGTGATATTGTCATCTTCTGATGCTTGATAATCGGCACGCGATGCTTTCGCTTCACCAACAATCACTTCAGTCCAATAGTCAAATGTTCCCGAATCAGTACCAGGACCAGCCAGCTTCAGAGGAACATCAGGAAACGTATCACGAATCTGCTTCCAAGAAGTGATCTTTTGTTGCGCTGAAGTTTCCCACATCCGCTTGAGTTCATCGACAGTCAGAACATCAACGAACGTATTGTCTTTGCTAACGATAACAGAAAGTGCATCGTAACCAATCAGAATAGTTTCGAACTCAATGCCATTCTCGGCACACGTTTCGATTTCTTCTTGCTTGATTTCACGAGAAGCATTTGCGATATCAATTTCACCACGACAGAATCGCTTGAATCCACCACCAGTGCCAGAAACACCGACAGTTACTTGCGTTGTCGTATTAGATTCGCTGCTATTGATGAATTCTTCAGCAACAGCTTCCATGATAGGATATACAGTGCTGGAGCCATCAATTTCAACTCTAGCTTCGGCTGCCGTTGCAGCAGCAATCAGACCAATACCAAAAATAATTTTTCGCATACATTTTACCTTTATAACAACCCAAGTCGGGCAATCATTATATAGCCACCAATAATGAAAGTAAACTATTTTTTGACTACAGGTTTCTTCGCGACTCTTTTTCTTCTTACTGTAGTTGCTTTTCTTTTTTGTTCTTCCATGACTCTGGCGAAATGAAATTTATGAAACCAGAATGCCCAAACGAAGATACATGCCAATGCAATATTCATTACAACTTCACCAATAGGAACAGGAACATAAACAATTTCAGTTACCGATCTGAAAGAATTGACTGAGTTCCATGCTGCTGTCGATATCAACGTAATCATTCCAACTTTCAATAACCAATGATTAATCGCTTTCCATTTTTGAACAATACCTTCCTCATTACCAAATACCATCAGAAAAAACAATGTAGCGGACAAAGAAATTACGAAATTTGCTACCCCATTTAAAATTAATACAGGATCCAAGTTCATGGTGAATTACTCCTGAGGTTTTCTTCTTGTTGTTGTTTTTCTCACTGATGGAGATTTATTGGCTGGTTTCTTCTTTGTAGTTGTTCTTCTTCTTGTTGGTTTGGGTTCTTCTTTTTGAGCTGCTTGGGGAAGAACTTTCATGATGGCAAATTCAATACCAGTGAGACCCAGATATCCCAATATGAACGCAACACCAAATTCAAAATTGCGATTATCAATGTTAATGATATCAACAACAATTGGAGTTAGATAATTCGCAGAACCGACACCTGTACCGATGCTCAATAGGACTGTGCTAAGTCTTCTTGATGCGTCTTTCTTGATGTTTAGTAGAGATCCAAACAGACCAGAAGTGATAAGACCAGCATTGATGCCGACTTCTGTTAGTAATTCTTTCATGTGTACTCCTTCGTATCATTGGCATTACGAAGGATTTTAGTTCAGTTATTTATTTATAAATTGATTCGGTTGTATTCGTATTGGTTGTGTAAGTAACTTTTTTGAATTCGAATTCTATGATCGCGCGCATGCATCCTTCACAAGGTTTTGCGATTGCTCTTTGATACTTGCCATTGATCTTTCTTCTTCGATAGATGTATAGGGAACATTTCTTCAATTCAGAAATACGAATGTGCCGAAGTGCATTCTTTATCGCTGCAGTTTCAGCATGAAGATAGATCTTATCGCTGTTCGTTCCGAATCGAGCCTGAAATGGATGAGACTTCATTCGATTGTATCCAAGAGATATGATTCGATTCTTATACACAACTGCAGCTGCCAATTGATGCTTCGGGTGGTCTGATGCTTCGACCACCCTCTCAAGAAGATTCATGATGTAATTTTCAGAAGGCATATTACCAAATAAAATTGTTTTTGTAATATTCAACAATCTTTGTGAGTTCATCATCAAAATTTGCTTTAGCAGACCAACCTAATTTCTTCAGTTTATCATCATTCACACTATATCTTACATCTTGTCCAGGTCTTGTAATCGTTAGTTCTAAATGTTGGTCAAAATTTTCTATTCCCATAAGATGTAATATCTTTGTTGCGACATTAATGTTCTTATCTTCATAGTTTCCAGAAATGTTGAATATTTCGTTTTGAACATTAGATTCAATTATTTTGATAATCGCCGCAGCAGTATCACTAGCATGTAACCACGTTCTTTTCGGAGTTCCATTTTCATGTAGCTGTATTTTCTTACCAAGAGTCAAGAATTTAATTGCTCTTGGAATAAACTTCTCAATATATTGACCGATTCCATAATTATTTGTTGGTCTAACAATAACATAAGGGACATTGTGTGTCCTCGCCCAAGCAAGAATCAACATATCTGATGCAGCTTTGGTTGCGCTGTATGGATTGCTTGGTTTTAATAAATCTGTTTCATAATGAGATCCATCAACAATATCACCATAAACTTCATCTGTCGAAAAATGTATTAATGTTGGTGTTATTTTATGGCTTTTCTTGATTAGATTTAAAATATGATGAACGCCATTAATATTGCTTCGAAGAAACTCATCACTTGAAACTATTGAGTTGTCAACATGAGTTTCCGCAGCAGTATTGATAATGTAATCGCATTCATAAAAACGTTCTATATCATTAATGTCTATTTGATCAAATACAAAGTTTTCATATTTGTACAATTCAGATAGAAGATTAACATTAGAGGCATAGGTGCATTTATCTATTCCCCTAACATACCAACCTTTATCTAGACAGGCTCTTGTTACATGATAACCAATGAAACCAAGACAACCAGTAACATAAACTACCTTTTTCATATTTCATATCTCTCTATCGCAACATCAATACCACATAATGGTAAATTTAATGAATCGATTAATGATGAAGATCCAGTATAATTCAACCCACCGAATTTATATATTGGTTCATCAACGTTAATGTTATGGGTTTTAATGAACTTGTTAATCAATTCACTTAGTAAGAATTTTTGCTTATAGACTAGGTTTATGTCTTTGAGTATTGGGTTATTGTTGATGAAATGATGTACGATTGGTTTGAGATCTTCTAACCAAATATAATCGAAATACCTGTCATAAATATCAACAGGAATTTTTGATGTTAATATTTTTTTGAACAATTTGTGCATTGGTTCGCTTTGATGTATACAACCAAACAATCTTAGAGTATAAAAATTTGGAGTTTCTAAGCAAATATTAGATATTATATTCTTACTCAAACCATAATGATCTTTTGGTTTTATTGTTCTTATATCTTTTTCTAATGCGTTATCAATGTTTTTACTTCTATCAAATTCAGCACCCGATCCAAAGTTTATCAACTTACCAAAATTATCTTTCAATGAATATAAGTTCAAAAAAATTTTCAGATTATCAATGAAGTGATTTTGATTAAAAGGTTGAAGCTCTAAATTTAGATTTGCCGCACAATTTATAACAACATCTGGTTTATGCTTTTTGAGTAGTCTCTCTACTGATTCTCTATCAGACAAATCGCATTCTTTTCGAGTTATCGGGGTGAAATCAAAAACTGAATTGAGATATTTACCAACATAACCATTTGCGCCGAGCAACAATACATCACTTGCCATAATCGGGATGTTCTACAATAATTGTGCTTCCGTTTCTATAATATGCGTCTTGATATGCTGGAAGTATAGAATCTGGTGTTAAACATTCAACAATCTTTATTGTCTTACACATTAATCTAAATGACTCGCTAAAGTTTCCTTTATGTTGATCCTGTGGATCAACAGGATTTTCAGATCCAACAGCGACTCTGATTATCACTTTAGGTGTGCATTTATAATCGCTCATTAAAGGCATTTTATCCAGATGATTTATTATTTGGTCAGTTGCGCACAATAAAAAATTCCATCTTGGGATTACACATATTGGAGTAATTCCGTTGATTGCCATTCCATGGCAGAATCCAACTTGAAAATTCTCTGCCACTGGGAATTCAATTTTCTTTGAATCAGGAACATCAATTAAACTATCATATAATCCTGTTCCAGCATAACGAACTGCCTGCCCAATGAAAAGAACATCGCGCTTTCCCAACCAATTCATCGCTTCGATTAATTTTGTTTTATACATTGCATTAGTCATTAGAATTGAACCCTGATTCCAGCTCCAGCGTGTGGATATTTGGTGTTTTTGTATTTGTAGTAGATTAGATGATCATTTTCAAACCAATCGCAATCGGATGGGATATACCATTTCTTATTTCCCCAAACTTCAGAAGTCGGCGTCAATACACTTAATCCATTGTCTTCTACAATAAATTTTATTGGTAAATTATGAGCTACAGAATATCGATATGCTTCACTCCAAGCTCCAGTTTCGGCGCTCATATCACCAACCCAACACCAAACAAATTCATCCGATTTTTTCAGTTTAGAAGCATAAGATATTCCTGCAGCAATAGATGGTATACCACCGACAATACTAGAACATATAAATTTGTATTCTGGTAAATTCAAAACCATACTTTTTCCTTGTATGATTTTTTCTTTTAGATAATTCTTAGGAATACCTTTAAGCAATGCTTGATAATGAGAACGCCAAGTGCAACACACCCAATCTTTTTCTACATTAATTCTTTTAAATACATTGAAAATTTGATCTTCAGTACCATCATAAAGGTGAATTGGTGCTCTAATCATTTTAGAGTTAAATAGATTAGCAATCTCTTCTTCAAAGTCGATAAGTTCTTGTTTGCTAAGCATCATAATTCTCCATAAACTCATCAACCACTTTCCCAATATATTCAATTTGCTCTGGAGTGATTACGGGACTTGTTCCGTGAAAGAACGTATCTGTTGTTACTTTTGTAGCTACAGGGAAATTATTTTTAGCGTCAATAGGGTTCATTATACCTGAATATGCAGGCTGAAGCAAAATATTTCCAGCGAAATATGGTCTTGTTTGAATCAGATTATCTTCCAAGTAATCTACAATTTCAGTTCTTGTAAATGGTGCGCCATCACGAATAGTCAATGGAAATGCAAACCAACTTGGATCACTATTCTTTTGCGCTTTCGGCAGATGAAAATATTCTTCATATTTGGAATAGACATCAAACAACAATTTAAAATTCCTGCGACGAAGGCGATGAATGTCGTCCAATTTTTTCAATTGAACTAATCCCATTGCAGCTTGAAGTTCAATCGGCTTTAGATTATAACCAATCTCATCATAAACATATTTGTGATCAAAAATTTCATCTGGCATTGACGGAATCCAGTTCGAAAACCTTTTCTTACAAGTACCACATTTCAATTTGTTTGCTTTCGGACCAACACAATAACATCCACGACCCCACTCTCTGAAACTGCGAATAATTGTTTCCGTTTCGTATGAGTTACATGCAATGAACCCACCTTCTCCCATCGTCATGTGATGCGCGGGATAGAATGAGCAGGAAGCCATTTCGCCAAAACTTCCGAGTGGTTTGTCTTCGTAAGTTGACCCAAGCGCATCGCAACAATCTTCAAGAAGAACAAGATTATATTTCTCGACGAGTGCCATAACATCATTCATGTTTGGTGGATTACCAAGAACATGAGCAAACGTAATGACTTTGATGTCATGTTGTTTAATTAAATCTTCCGCTTTCGTCAGATCTAGATTGAGTGTTTCTAATTCAATGTCGAGAAATACTGGCTCGAATCCAACCTGTAAAGTTGGATTGAGTGTTGTCGGGAAACCAGCAATCGGCATCAATACTTTTGTTCCTTTCGGAAAATTATGTCCACGTTTGCTTGTAAGAGCAGACATCATCAAAAGATTTGAACTTGAGCCGCTGTTGGTCAGAATTCCATATTCTTTGCCAAAGAGTCTTGGAAATTTTCTCTCAAAGGCATTTGCTTTATCGCCGAGAACAAGCCAGCCCTCTAAAAGAACTTCAACTGCTGCTACATATTCTTCTGAGTCAAAGTATGGTCCAGCATAATGCACGAGATCTTGACCAGCAACCCATTGCTTTTTATTTTCTTTTTCTGTAATAAATGTTACTATATCGTTGAGGATTTTCTCTTTAGTGATCATAGTTAAATTTCACCTTCATTATTTAATGACAAATTTAGAATAATGGTCGTAAGCATTAATTCTATATTCAAAAGAAGTTCCTGGCCAGTGAATAGCAAGATCACCATAAGACCAATCGCCGACGGTCCCAAGTTTATCACACAATGGTTCTAAATGTTGATGATATGGGCGATAAAATCCATAATCATATGAATTTAAAACTTTTTGTGGAACCATTTTAACAACATCATTCTTATATTCATCATAAGTGTCTTTAATTATACCTTGTTCTCCATCCCAAAACTCATAAGTTGGGAGTCTATCTTTAATCATTTTAATATATTTTCTTCCCTTTTCTGAATTTCTTGCAAGAAAACTGTCAGCGTTTATTCCGTTAAAATCAGAAGCAATAATGAAATGGTAATTCAAATCAATAATTGATTCAAGTTTAATTGTAAAATTCGTTATCATCAAATCCGAACCCGTCCACCAAACCCAAGAATCTTCTTCAGATCGATTTAATATTTCACTAATTAAATTAATTTTGTTTATTTGAATATTACGAAGATCTGCAGAATCTATAACACTTATTTCATAATTATATCCATGTTTTTCGCAATATGGGATTTTGTTGTTAAACCATGTTCTATCAACTAATGGTTGATAATCTAACGTGTAATTTGTTACCACTGTAAACATATTATTATACTCAATTACTGATGATTTGAAATTTTGGGCAAGGAACAACCAATTTACCACCATTGCTCAAAAATTCGCTTTCCCTCTTCACAAACTCATCGATGAAATGCCAAGGAAGAACAAGCAAATAATCAGGATTTGCTGCGCGCATTTCTTCTTCACTAACAATCGGTATCTTCGTTCCAACTGTTTCCAAACCAAACTTATATGGACTTCGTTCTGCAATCGCAGTCAAAAGATCGGGAGTTATACCAAACAGTTGGAGTAGCGTATTTCCTTTCGTGCTTGCACCATACCCATAAACAGTTTTGCCTTCCCTTTTTGCTTGTTGAAGAAAATCAATCACTTGCTTTTTCAGATTCTGAATATTCTGACCGAACTCTTCCCAGAGTTCTGATCTCGAAATATCCCATTTGTATTTTTCAATTTCGAGAGTCGAATCAACTCTGAAATTACAAACATCTCTGAGTTGTGTCGTTCCAAAACTTTTCGCGTTACTGACATTCTTCTGAAAATATACTCTAAAGCTGCCACCATTTGTATCATTCAAACTACAATCTCGGACAACGAACCCTTCAGATTCAAACAACTTTTTAATGCTTGTTAGATTGTAGTAATAAACATGTTCGTGACAGATATTATCAAATGCCAATTGTTGCAACATCAACGGTGTATAACTCATTTGTGCAACAAAAACACCATCGTCTTCAAGAATTTCATAAAGATCTCGAATGAAAGGTCTCGGATCATTCAAGTCATAGAACATGGCAATACATGTAATGACTTTAGCTTTTTTATCCGTCAAACTATAGTATGCTTCTTTGGAAAAGAAATCTTGTTTGACAGAAGCGAGTTTTGTACTTTCGCGAAGATAGCTATCATCGGCTGGATCGATTCCAAGTTTCGTCATATTGTCTGGAATGAATTTAAACATGGTTCCATCATTACATGCAATATCAAGCCAAACATCATTATCTTGTATTTGAATTCGCTCAACAACTTCCTTGACAATTTCGCCAAGCTGCTTCGTCATACTTGCATTGATTCCAGATCGATACCAATACTGACCATACATCTTATCAAGAGGCGCAACACCATCAAGTCTAACAGCGCCAATTGATTCGTCTAGATAAAGATCGAGACTCCAAGGTTTAGTTTCTCTATATTCATGACCAACTTTAACGAAATCGCTAACATAATGATCACCCAATTCTAATATCTTTAACATGATACCTCACTGTAACTTTTCTAGTTCAAAATTTGCAAGTTTCAAATCGCTCTCAATCATATCTCGGACTAATCCTCGAAAATCATATTTAGGCTCCCACCGCAATTCTGTTCTTGCTAGTGTGCTATCGCCCAACAGCAATTGAACTTCAGCTGGACGATAAAATGCAGGATCTATTTTTACCAATGTTCTTCCTGTTTTCGAATCAATACCAATCTCGTCAACACCAGAACCTTGCCAGTCAATCGGCATACCAAGCGCTTCTGCAGTTATCTCAATAAATTCTCGGACTGTGTGCGTCTCATTCATACTAATAACATATTCTTTAGCATGATCTTGTTGAAGCATCAGCCACATTGCTCGAACATAATCTTTAGCATGACCCCAATCACGTTTTGCGTCGATGTTTCCAAGATTCACAGCAGGAGCTTTCGGATCAACTGCCATTCTCGTAAATGCTCGAGTTATCTTTCTAGTAACAAACCCTTCGCCTCTCCTTGGACTTTCATGATTAAAAAGGATACCAGAACAAGCAAATAGATCATAACTCTCTCTATAATTAATTGTTATCCAATGCGCGAAAAGTTTACTACAACCATATGGCGATCTTGGGTAGAATGGAGTTTTCTCAGTCTGTGGTGTTTCTTGCACTTTACCAAAAAGTTCACTGGTTGATGCTTGATAAAATTTAACTTTCTTTCGACTATCTAGACCTTTAATTACATCAAGAATTCTAAGAGTGCCAAGCGCATCAACCTCGGCAGTATACTCACTCATCTCGAAACTAACGCCAACATGACTTTGCGCTGCAAGATTATAAATCTCATCTGGACATATTTTCTCAATGACATTTCGAAGATTTGTTGTATCTGTCAAATCTCCGAAATGCGGAATAATGTCATTTTTGATGTTTCTAAGATTTGGTTGGTCTACATAACTACTGTTTCTTCTCACTAATCCATGAACTTCATAATTTTTCTCGAGAAGAAATTCCGCCAAATAACTTCCATCTTGACCAGAAATACCTGTAATCAAAACTTTTTTCATATTTTAATCCTGTAACACTTGTCTAAATTTTTCGATGAATTTTTGTTTCGACCAATCCTGACGAATAATTTCTATTTGGTCTTGACTCTTTAACATTGCATCTCTAAAAGACCACTCAGGAAATGGTCTTATGTATGGGTGTATATGCCTAAATGCATTATTGTCCGAAACTAACAATGGTGCTCCAGACATCAATACCTGATCTGGACAAGCAGCAAGTCCTGCCATATTTCTAGAATACATAAAAACATTAAGATCATTTTGCATACACCAATCAACCAAATCCTCGTCTGAAAAAAATTCATGAGTAATGCGTACATCAACATTTGATGGTTGGTTTGAGAGGCATTGCGATAATATTTTATTCATAATATCTATACCCATATAAGTTGCGTATGGTATATTAATTCTAACAATCGATCGTTCAAATTCCTTTGATGCTTGTTCTATTACCAGATGAAAATTTTTGTCTTCATTTTGAAAACCATATGATCCTATTACAGGAACTTCAGGAATATTTGTAAGTTTGTTGATTGGTTTACATTCAAATAAAGGTCTTGGAAAAACATGTATTGTTGGATCACTAGTTTTAAAGGTTGGATCAACAACCAAATATCCATCAAAATCATCTTTATTTAAATTAAACCAACTCGGAAGAATTTCATCCTCAAGCATCTCTAAGATAAAACTGAATTTCTTTCCTTTCAATTTGTTTTTAAGTACTGATGCATTTATTCCATGAATTTCTCTCATGGTGAGTGGATGATAGTTTAAAATGTAGAAATCATATTCCATAAGTAAATTCATATATGATGGATTATGGCTGACAATTTTACCGAATTCTAGTAAACTTTGTCTATTCAGTTGACCAATTTCTACATAATCAAGTTTCCATTCATCGGAGGTTAATGAATTGTAAAACATCTTTCCACTTGAATGTATGCTACATTTCGCTTCATCTGTATTAATAAAAAGTCCAGTTTTCATTAAGAATACACCTCATAGATTTTTTCTTCAACAATGGAAGAATTAAACTCAACATTAATCTGTTTTTTTATTTTGCTTCTGTTGTCATTTGTTTGATATATCAGTTTAGCTGTGCTGATGAATTTTTCGCTAAAATCAGAATTGGCATGTAATATTCTGATTTCGTCTTCTAGATGCCAGATTTTTAAATTAATTTTATGTAGTTCAGATCTATAATAGATTAATTGATTCTGATTAATTCCACAATCATCAAGAACTTTCTGCAAAAGATTAAGTTCTTTCGAAACATTTTTAATTTTATTCTGATCGTTGGTGTGCGAAATTTTTATTTCAAGTATGGTAATTTTGTCAATCAATTCACCAAGACTAACTGGTATCAATATGCAATCCAAATTCATAAAAATCTCCAATAAACAAAACACATGCTCTGTATAAATATTATATAGCAAATAATTTGGAGTGTCAAATGGAAACTCTCAAAGGCGCACTAAAATCTAAAACAGTTTGGTTTGGTATGGCAATTGCTGCACTTTCTTGGTTACAACAATTCGTTGGTACATTAGAAGGTCTCACACCAGAGCAAGTCACTATAATCGGATCAGGAATCGGTACAGTAGTCATCTGGCTAAGATTAATCACAAACGCATCTTTAGCTCAAAAGGGAAAAGAATAATCCCAAATAGTTATTTGTCCCAACGTCCTGGTTCAAAATAATTGAACCAGACGTTAATTTCTGGACAGAATATTGTATTATCAATATTTTCTTGAACGACTCGCACGATAAACATCCCATCACCCCAACAATGAAGTGGGAATCTGTACTGTTTTTCTTTGAGTAACGAACCTTTAATTAGGATTTGTTCCAACCCAATTCCACCAACTTTAATTGCGTCAGGACTAGCAACCAATTTATCTGGTGGATGCCTTCTTGGTTCTTGCGCTTGTGGTGGAGTTCTATGCCCACGTTCCATTGATGGGATTATGACTTTAACATCAATATCTTGAGTTTTTGTTTTCTCTAAAACATCATCAACTTTTTGAAAGAATGTTGGTTCAAGTGCATCATCGTCATTCAGAAAACAATACATTTGATCGTCGTGAATTGTCATTGTATCCAACAACCAATTCATAGCGTTATTGCATTTTTCGAAAAATTCTGCTTGTTCAAAATTTGGACACTCATAATGTTGAATCCAACTTCTGTTGAACTCATAACTATATTTAGAACCTAGATCAGTGACGACGTGCCATTGAACATTTTTTGGTTCAAGCATTTGAACCATGTTCTCGATATTTTCTGGTCGATTCATTGGCGTTATAACATTGTAAATCATACACGAAATCCGATAATATTATTATAGTATATATTGGCGCGCTTGGCAGGATTCGAACCTGCGACCATCCGCTTAGAAGGCGGATGCTCTATCCCCTGAGCTACAAGCGCAATTATTT